GTTAGATGAACTTAAAATCGGTTATGACCAGCTTTTCGGTGATGATAGAGTACTTGTACTGGACCATCAAGGTAGTATTAGCGACGGTTCTATTATGGACTTCCTTGAGTATATGTGCCTTTCTGGTGCTAAGTATGTCTTTGTTGACCATATTACAATCTTGGCTTCAGAGGGTGCTGAAGGACTTACAGGCAACGAAGCGATAGACAAGATAATGAATGACTTACTACGTCTAGCTAAGAAGTACAATGTATGGATTGGCCTAATCTCACACTTGAGAAAGACAGATAACAAGGGCAGGTCATTCGAAGAAGGTAAACTACCTAGCATGGATGATATCCGTGGTTCAGGTTCAATTAAACAAATCAGCATGGACATTATAGCCTTTGCTAGAGACTCAGGAAGTGCCGATGAAGTTGAAAGAAACACAATTAAAACAAAAGTCCTCAAATGTCGTTATACTGGTCTTACAGGCCCATCAGGAACATTGCTTTATAACTTTCCAACTGGTAGACTCTCTAAGGGAAACGACTACGAAGAAGCCGAAAACGATGCTGGGACACAATTCCAAAGGGTTTAATTATGAGTATGACTGACAACGAACTTATATATGTTTCTGTAATACTTCAACTACTTTATGAAGGAAAAGCAGACACATCAACACTATCACCAACAATTAGGAAATTCTTACAAGGCATTATAGATGAATATGAAGAAGACCCTACAGACCCTATGAACTTACAACTATACTATGCGTGTAATACGATGTTAGAAGCAAACAAAAAGGATTATCACTAATGTTACATAAACAACAAATGGACAAATACTTTGAGGAATTTATCTCAGTAGTTATTAAAAGCAAGGCACACCTAGAGGTGTTCTTAAAACAAGTAGAAGATATGTCAAATGAAGACAAGGAGTACTTGCGTGACTTGTGGGAAATTGAAACACTCAATGTACCCGAAGAAGAAAAAGAAGAAGATTTAGAAGAAATGTCGAAAGATGAATTAGAAGAATATGCGTTAGAGGAATTCAACGTTGATATAGATAGACGTAAAAACATCTCAACACTACTAGAAGAAGTAATAGAACTTAAATCAAAGGAATAACTAAATGAACGCATACGAATCATTCATCCATCTTTCTCGCTACTCAAGGTATCTAGACAGTGAAAACCGTCGTGAGACTTGGGAGGAGACTGTAGACCGTCTGATTGGTTTCTGGAAGAACCAAATAAGTGATAACGTATTAACTAAGGATGAATTTAAACAATTACGCTCTGCTGTATTAAACAGAGAAGTAATGCCATCAATGAGAGCAATGTGGAGTGCTGGAGAAGCATTAGCACAGAACCCTTTCCGTGGCTACAACTGTAGTTTTAAACAAGTAAACCACCCACGAGTGTTTGACGAGATACTATATATCTTAATGTCTGGTACTGGTGTTGGTTTCTCTTGTGAGACTGCAGAGGTAAATAAGCTTCCTATTATTAACGACAACTTCGTAAAGACTGACCGAGTAATCACTGTTGAAGATAGTGCAGAAGGTTGGGCTAAAGCTTTACGTAAGTTAATTGCTGATTTGTACTTAGGAAATATCCATGAGTGGGATTATTCTAAAGTACGTCCAGAAGGCGCTAGACTAAAGACTATGGGTGGCAGGGCTTCAGGCCCGGGGCCGCTTATAGAATTATTTGACTTTGTCACTATGACATTTAACAAAGCAGGTGGGCGTAAGTTACGACCTATCGAAGTACACGACCTAGTATGTAAGATTGCTGAAGTTGTAGTTGTTGGAGGCGTTAGACGCTCTGCACTCATCTCAGTATCAGACTTATTAGACCCAGAAGTACGTGACTGTAAGTCAGGCGCTTGGTGGGAACGTGATGCACAACGAGCATTAGCTAACAACTCTGCCGCTTATGATAGCAAGCCCTCTATGGCTGTATTCATGGACGAATGGGTTTCACTAATGAAATCTGGTTCAGGTGAACGTGGTATCTACTCTAGATATGGCGCTCATGCATTAGCTCCAGAACGTCGTAAAGCTGAATTTATTAAAGGTACAAACCCTTGTGCTGAGATTCAGTTACGTGACGGTCAGCTATGTAACTTATCAGAAGTTGTATGTCGTGTAAAT